GCTGATGTATATAGTTTCTACGATAAAAAGAAACAAGAATACATGGAACAGTATGGCGACCCGTTTGAAATTTTCAAGGATGACGTAGATTTGAAAAATCGTGAAGCAATTGAAAAATTTGTTTTAGATTATGGCGCTAAAATGAAGCAAGACAAAAACAAGGACCGTGGTGATTGAAATGGCAAGTGTTGCTAGATTTCAATCTAAGATAAATAAATATAGCATTGATAACAGAACTTCTTCGGATGCAGAACTTACACAACAAGTTGACACGATGGGGAAAGATGGCGGAGACTTCATAACAAACAACATTGAAACGCTATCTGAACTAATTTCATATTGGAAATGGTACCCTGATCACTTCCTTGATTTGCTGACACCAGAAACTGGTGGAATCAAATTGCATACAGACCAACGAATTTATTTACGTGTAATTTCTAGGTTTTATAGTACGTATGGCGTATTTCCCAGAGGCTGGAGCAAAACATGGGGCGAGGTAGCTATTGCTGTCGTCATGTGCATACTATATCCGGGAATCAATATTGCAATGACCGCGCAGACAAAAGAAAATGCGGCCAGTATCATGGCTAGTAAGATAAAAGGTGAATTATTAAAACAGTTTCCTCTCCTTGAAAATGAAATCGTAAAAAAAAGTTTTTCTAAAAGTGAAGCAGAAATTACCTTTGCTAATGGTAGCACATTAGATATTCTTGCTAATGCACAAACGTCTAAGGGTCAGCGTAGAACTCGCATTAATGTTGAAGAAGCGGCATTACTAAATAAAGAATTATTTGAAGATGCTTTACAACCTATTGTTGAAATCGCAAGATATACATGTGGTAAATTAAGCGTTGTAGACCCAGAAGAAATGAACCAACAAATAAACTTTTTTACTACTGCTGGATGGCGCGGAAGCGACGAATTTGAAAGAAGTTTAGCATATGTAAAATCAATGGCTAATTGCAATGGTGAATTTGTACTTGGAGCAGACTGGCATCTTGCTTGTTGGTATGGACGAGGATCTACAAAACAACAAATAATGAAAAAGAAGCAAACCATGTCGCCTATTGCGTTTGACCAAAATTATTCCAGCCGCTGGACCGGAAATATTGACGGTGCTTTGGTTGACATAAAAAAACTATTACAGACAAGAACGCTGGATAAAGCAGAATTTGTAGGGGAAAAAGGATATGACTATGTAATAGCGGTTGACGTTGCTCGTTCTGAAAAAACATCAAACAACCAGTCGTCAATAGCTGTTTTAAAAATTGTGCGCAATGAACATAGGATATCTTCTGTGGAATGTGTAAATCTTTCTACTATGTCTAATAATTTAAATTTCTCAAAACAAGCAATTGAAGTTAAAAGAATATGGTATGCTTTTAATAACCACGGAAGAGTAATTGCGGTAATTCCCGACATGAACGGTCTCGGAAAAGGAATTTTTGATGAATTAATGAAAGAACACATAGATCCTATTGCCAAAATAATATACCCGTGTTTTAAGCCAACAAATACAAATGATCAACAAGAAACTGGGAACTATGTAAAAATAATGTATGGGCTTGTCGCTCAATCATGTCAGTCAGAAATATTAACTACATTTATAGATATGGTTGATAGCGGAACGCTAAGATTATTAATTAAAAAAAATAATTCTGACTATGATACGAACGAATCCTTGGACGCAATGTTACCATATATGAATACTGATTTGCTAATAGAAGAAATATCTAACTTAAAACTAAAAAAAACAAACGGCAATAAATTAGCTATAGAACAAGTAGTTAGACGCATTGATAAAGATCGTTTTTCGGCTGTTGCGATGGCTCTTTGGTACATTAAGACGTTTGAAACAGTTGTTCATATTAAAAAAACAAATTGGCTAGATTATATAAAATATTAAATACAAGTAAAGGAGGGCGGGACTTTGGCAGACCAAGCAATCCCGGAAGTAAAGCATCCGATAAAAGATGACTTTTATTTTCCACGCAATTTCGCAAAAAGCGCAGTATACCCGCTTTGGCAAACCGTTTCTCGCGCTTCTGTTGCATATACAAACGAACAAATCACGAATCTTTTAAAGGAACCGTTCAAGAGTTATAAAAAACTACGCGACGTTTCTAATTATCTTTACGCAACATGCCCCGCATACGTATTACAAATTGATTACTTCGCAAACCTACTTGCCTTTGACTACGTTGTTTTTCCTGATTCAGTTGAAACAAACAAGAAAACATCCCGTAATCGTTTCATGGAAGCGGCTAAAAAAGTACGTGATGCAAACTTGCGCGAAATCAAAAGCATCATGCTTGCAAGGACATTTGTAAACGGTTCCACATTTTGGTACGATTTGAGCGACAATCAGAACACGATTTTCGTTGAAATTGATAGCAAATTGTGTCGCATGGCAATGATTGATAACGATAATTTATGGAGATACTTTGTTGACTTGGCACTATTGACAAATGACAAGGCGTATGAATATCCAGAAGAAATTCAAGAAGCATACGCCGAATGGATTACTGGTGGTAAAAAGCGCAACAAAGAAATTAGACTTATTGAAGGGCAGAACATTGAATTGCCACGTAACTATCACTTAGTTAGCAAGCGTGGTTTCTGCATGAATGCCCACATTGAAAAAGTCGATAATGACTACCCATTGTTTTCGCCAATGTTCAAAGACTTCAATACAATGGAAGAAAATAAAACATATTTGAACGAAACGCTAAAGGCTGACGCAGTTAAACTTATCCACTTGAAGATTCCTTGTGACGATCAAGGCATTCCAATGATGGACAAAGACATTGTTGATATTTACTATCAAACAGCAAAAGAAGGCGTTCCTGCAAACGTGTTGCCATTAGTTGACCCATTTGAAGTTGATTCAATTGCAATGGATAAGTCACAGCAAAACCAGACTAACTTAGTTGAACATTCACAAAAGGTCGTTTCTAACGACACTGGTGTGTCTACCACTATTTTCAGTGCTGAAACAACGAACGGACTTGCTTATTCAACTTCTAAAGACGTAGCAAAAATGATTCCTTACTTATATTACTTCACTTGTTTGATTAACTATAAGATTAAGGAATTTAAGATGAAGGTAAAGTTCTTGCCGATTGGGTTTAAGGATAGGGCAGACACGCACAAGGAATACATGTCTGACTTGCCACTTGGCGGTTCCCGTATGCTTTGGCTTGCAACTAACGGGCTTGAAATTTACGATTCCATTAACTTGCTTGAATTTGAAAAGGCGATTGACATTGATTCCTTGCTTCCGGTTAAACTTTCTTCCAATCAAATGAATGCTTCGGAAGAATCTGGAAGACCCGCTACGCCAGAAGGACAAAAGGCAGATGAAACAGTAAAAGGCGACAAAAATAAATAGAATAGAAGGTATAAATTATGAAATTTGTATATGTACTTGATCCAGAAATTGCCAAAGACTTTGAAAATAAAGGACTGCTTGTAGTCAAAACTGTAAAGATTGGTGAAAGAGAAGCCGTTATTTTTGAAAATAAACGTGATGTGCAACTTGAAACATACGAAAAGTTTTCAGATGTTTTTTGGAGCAATAAGTTAATGTTCTAATTGAAAGGAGGTACTGATTTGGATGCACAGATTTTAAGCGGGAAGGCTACTTTTGAAGTAGATACTTCGTTTGATAATGATCGCTTCATGAAATTAAAGGTCTACGTGATGCATTCCGGGAAGAATTACAACGGAAGTTCATTTAGTCTTGATTCAATTTCAGAAGCAAAAGAAAGTCTTGCCAATACTCCAATTCTTGCAAATGTAATTGAAAAAGAAGATGGTACGCTTGACTTTGGTTCTCATGATTTAACAATTGAAGAAAATAAACTTAAAGAAGGCGAATACAAAATTATTTATCAGGAAAAGGTTGTAGGTGTTGTTCCTGAAACAAATAATTATGAATTGGTTGAAAAAGAAGGAAAGACATACGTAACTTGCGATTCATACGTATACAGAGACTATTCCAATTATGTTGAAGACTTGCTTGAAAAACAAGATTCATATAGTGTAAGCATGGAAATATTAGTTGATGATTATTCGTTAAATGATAAGGGTGTTTTTGATATCAATAAGTATAGATACACTGGGATCACAATTTTGGGAACAGA